CCAAATTTATATGCAAAATTTTGGCCGCCCGTACAACCCAGCAACAGATCAATATTGGGCTAATCAATTAACGTCCGGGAAAGAGTTTCTTTCAGACCCCTACAAATTGGCTCGGGACGTTGTAAGCGGGGCGCAAAATAATGATTTAAATTATTACAACACCAGCCTTGCCGACATTAAGGCTAATCAGCCTACCCAATCGGGAATGACCAATCAGCAGGCTAATGCCATTGGCGGCGCCCAAAATATGGGAGTTGCGGGTTTTAGCGATACTAGTATCCCAGCGGCTTATGGCATTCTTCCCACGCCTAACCCACAAAATGCAGCGCAGCTTGCGCAACAGGCTTCCCAATTAGACGGATTGCCGCCACAGGCATTTGCCGCACCACAAGCAACACCCGAAGAATTGGCTAGTTACAAGCCAGCAACAGATTCGTCCAAATGGGCTTATACGCCAACATCTCAATTACCTAGCACAGACGTAGGTTATTTGGCGGAATTGGCTTCTGCAAGGTCAAACCCTATTATTGAGGACGCATTGCAAGGCGCTGCAGATTTAAAACTGCCCGGCTTTGGTGTTAAAAAACGAGGCGGATCTGTTACAAAGAAAAAACCTTCTGACTCTTTTGTAACATTTAACTCAAACAGACGGTGATAACATGGACTTAGGAAAATTAGGTGGATTGGTTGGCGCGGTTGCTCCCACGATTGCTACTGCTTTGGGCGGCCCTTTGGCTGGGATGGCTGTACGGGCCATCTCTAGTGCTATATTTGGCCATGAAAATGGTACTGAAGATGACATTATGAATGTCTTGGGTAACCCAACAGGGGACCAATTAGCTCAACTTAAAAAGATTGATGCGGACTTTAAGGTCCAAATGAAATCTTTGGATATTGATTTGGAGCGGATTGCGGAAGAAGACCGCGATTCAGCTCGCCAAATGCAGATGACAACACGGGATTGGATTCCGCGCGTTTTGGCTGTTGGCGTTACGTTTGGTTTCTTTGGTATTGTTGCATACATTCTTCATTATGGTTTGCCGCCGACTGGTGGTGAAGCTCTATTAATGCTTATCGGCACCTTGGGGACGGCATGGACTAGCGTAATGGGCTTCTACTTTGGCTCGTCGGCTGGGTCTAAGCAAAAGACGGATGCCCTTACTAGTGCTTTAGGAAATAAATAGTGAAAGATAACTTTGAGCAATGCCTTGCCCTTGTTCTTAAATCAGAGGGTGGCTTTGTAAATAACCCGAAAGACCCCGGCGGCATGACTAATTTAGGTGTCACCAAGGCTGTTTGGGAAGATTGGATAGGCAATCCTGTTACTGAGGCCGAAATGCGTGCTTTAGGACCACAGGACGTTGCGCCTTTGTATAAGGCAAATTATTGGGATAAAATTGGTGGTGACTCACTTCCTCTTGGCGTTGATTATGCCGTGTTTGATATGGCTGTTAATAGTGGGGTAAGCCGTGCGGCGAAAACCCTTCAGCAGGTACTTGGTGTGGGTGCGGATGGACAAGTCGGCCAAGCCACAATTAATGCTTGTGAAGCGGCAAACCCTCGTGAAACTGCTACAGCAATCTGTGAAAAAAGATTAGCCTTTTTGCAAAGTTTGCCTACTTATGCTACTTTTGGACGTGGATGGGCAAGTCGTGTTTCGGCTGTAGAAAAAGCCGCTTTTGACATGGCTTCGTAGGATTTAAGTTATGGCACAGTTAAACGGGCTGACATACGGGACATACTTGCAGCAAATTGCAACGATGGCTGTTATCCCGCAAAACGACACCAACTTAATGAATATTGCGCCACTTATGATCGCTTATGCGGAAAATCGGCTGCAACGTGATTTAGATTTTCTTAGCACCCAAACTAGCACAACTTCCTACCCTTTCACCCAAAATGTTAATACCTTAACTATACCCACGTATCAATTCATTGTCCCACAGACATTTGAGGTGGTTAACTTATCTGGTGTATCTTCGCCATTACTTCCAATTAGCAAAGAATTTATCCAAAATGTTTACGGATCGGGATCTACAACTGGCTTGCCTCAGTATTTTGCTGTTTATGGCGGCGATAGTGCTACTACAGGTAATACAAGCCAATATATAATTGTCGGCCCAACACCGGATCAGGCTTACAATACCATTTTGACCGGGACAGTGCGCAGCGCCCCCTTGGGTTATTTGCCAACAATTTCGTCGGCTACGGCTTCCGGTACAACTGGAACAATTATCTTTTCTGGCAACCATAACTTGTCTACTGGCGCGACCGTGTACCTTGGCGGGTTTAATCCAATTGGCTGGAATGGAAGCTTTACCTGCACGGTAAACTCATCCACTACCATATCAATTACATTGCCTGCGGGCACGGCGTCGGCCACATTTGTTGGCTATGCGGCTAACGGGTCTAATACGACGTTTATATCGACATATCTCCCCGATATATTCATTATGGCATCGTTAATTTACATATCGGCATTCCAACGCAACTTTGGCCGTATTAATGACGATCCTCAAATGGCGCAGACTTATGAAAGCCAATATCAAGCACTTAAGGCAAGCGCTCTTGTTGAGGAAAATCGCAAGAAATTCCAAGCTTCTGCGTGGTCTTCTTATTCCCCTGCACCTGCTGCTTCACCGACAAGGGGTTAATCATGCCCTTTGGAACCATTAAACTTAAGCCGGGCGTAGAAACCAACAATACCCCCGTATTGAATGAGGCAGCGTATTCCTCGTCGCAATTAATACGATTCTTGCAAGAGCGTAATGGATTGGGTCTTGCCCAAAAATTGGGTGGCTGGGTTACTTATTATGTGAACACAGCTTTTAACTCTGCTGTAAGGGCGCTTAAAGGCTGGTCGGATTTAAATGCCGTTAACCATTTAGGCATTGGGACAGAAAGAACACTTAGCGTATTAACGCCAAACTCAAATAGTAGCGTAGCCTATCCGTTCTTTGTTACGCCCCAAAATACCGTAACTTTTCAGTCTCCCAACATAACAACAAGCACGGGCAGTAAAACTGTTACCGTCGTTGATTATGGCATTTTGGCTAACTTATTTTCTTATGTTAACTTTCCATCGCCAGTTTCGGTTGGTGGCATAATTTTAACAGGCCCATATCCGATTGTATCCGCGTCAACGGCTTTGTCCCCGACAATTACAAGCGCAACATGGACAGCTAATACGGCAACTGTAAACTTTTCTGCTGTATCCACTGCGGCTCCTATTGGCTCGGCCATTGTTGTGTCTGGCGTTACTGCATCCGCATACAATGGAACTTGGCTAGTAACTGCCTCAAGCACAACGTCCATTTCTTTCACGCTTACTTTATCATCATCCCCCGGCAGCAGTTCTGGCGGAACGGTATCGTATGGGTCAAGTTATAATTTTACTGTTCCCGTCGCCGCTACGGGATCAACCCCTGCAGCCGCTACTTATTCATTTGCAATATCGTCAGGTTCTGCATCTGTAACAACCACATTTAATAACCACGGATATTCAGTTGGATCACAATTTTATTTAAACGTGCCTACAAGTATTGGCGGGACTGTAATCCAATCTGGCCTTTATTCAGTGGCTACTGTTGTGGATGCCAATACGTTCACCTTTAACATAAACCAAAATGCATCCTCTGGAGCTTCAGGTGTTACACTTGGCACGGCTTCAACGATGTCATTTACAGGGTCAATTTCAGGGACAACTTTAACTGTTTCCGCAATTACCAGCGCCACTACATTTTTCTTGGCTCCCGGCATGACCATATCTGGTGGCGTGACAGGGACAAAGATTGTCGGGTATATATCAGGCACAGGTGGAACGGGGACGTATCTTGTTTTCCCAAGCCAAACATTAGCATCTACATCGCTTACCGCAGCAAATTCCGGTGGGCAAGTTTACTCTAATTTTTATGTTGCTCAGGGTGCGCAAGCCGCCGGAACCGGATTCGGTATTGGGCCATTTGGCTCGGGTGGGTTCGGTACGGGTACAACGCAGCCCAATACGGCAGGTACATATCCATTTAGCACTACGGATTGGACGCTGGATAACTTTGGGTCGTATTTAATTGGATGCCCTGCTGGTGGCGCCATATATTATTATGACCCTAATGGACTATTGCAAAACGCCCAGATTGTTGGCGGCAATGCACCATTAGTTAATTCAGGCATATTTGTAGCCATGCCTCAACGGCAAATTGTTGCTTATGGTTCGTCATTCACTCTGCAACCCGACCCACTCTTAGTGCGTTGGTGTGATGTCGGGGATTTTACTACTTGGAATGCATCTTCAACCAACCAAGCTGGTAGTTTCCGCATACCTACTGGATCTAAAATTGTCGCCGCATTCCAAGGGCCGCAACAAGGACTAATTTGGACTGACCTAGACTTATGGGCAATGCAATATGTGGGCAGCTCATTAGTTTATGGCTTCAACAAGCTTGGATCTAATTGCGGCGCCATTTCACGGCATTGCATTGGCCAATTAAATGGGTCGGTATTTTGGATGTCCCAACGCCAATTCTTTATGATGACTGGCAGTGGCCCTCAAGCAATCCCGTGCCCAATATTTGACGTTATCTTCCAGAACATCAATACGGCCTATTACAGCAAAGTTTGCTGCGCAGTTAATAGCCAATTTAGCGAAATTACGTGGTATTACCCATCGCAGAACGCGACGGAAAATGACTCTTACGTAAAATATAATTACCAAATGCAGCAATGGGATTACGGAACAAGCACGGGCACAAATAATGGCCTTAGCCGAACAGCTTGGATAGATCAATCTGTGTTGGGCAACCCTATCGGCGCGGGCACGGATAATTGGATTTACCAGCACGAAACAGGTTTTGATGCCGCATATAATGGCACCAACAACCAACCCATGTTGTCATCTTTTACAACAGGATATTTTCAGTTGGCAGAAGGTCAAGATCTTGTATTCGTTGACCAGATTTGGCCTGACATGAAGTGGAATACATTTAGCGGCAGCGCCAGCAATGCGACCGTTAACATGACTATTTATTATACAAACTATGCAACAGATGCTGCTGTATCGCCGTCGACCAGTTACTATGCGGGTTCGCCATCTAACACGGTTAACTCCATTTCTTTCCCAATGACGCAGACAACAGAATATATTTCCTGTCGGATTAGGGCGCGCTTTATGGCGTTTTCCTTATCATCAAGTGATACAGGGACATTCTGGCGTCTCGGCGGGGTAAAGTACCGCTATCAACCTGACGGGAAATTCTGATGGCTAGTTTAGATGACATCCTCACTACCCAAAAAAACGGCGTTGTGGCAATTAATTCATACGTAAACGCTGTAAATTTTCACTCAGGCACTTTAAACAGTAAAGAATTATCATCTAGCACGGTGGTTAAGTCATCTTCTGGCTGGGTGGCTACTGTTAGCGTTATTGTTGTTGGAACTACGCAAGGTTACTTATACGATTCCAATAGCACTTCTTCTTTAACAGGTAACCGCATTTATGCCGTCCCCAATACGTTAGGCATTTACCAAATACAGATGCCATTTGCTACGGGGTTAACTTTTGTTCCCGGGACAAGTTCCGTAGTTGCCATAGGATATTCGTGATGCCATTAAAACATGGGTCAAGCCAAGCTACAATTAGCAAAAACATAAGCGAAATGGTCCATTCGGGGCACCCACAAAATCAAGCTGTGGCGGCGGCATTAAATATTGCCCGTTCGGGAAAGGCACATGGAGGAAATTCAGATGGAAATGGGCGTAATATTATCCATACTGGTCCTATCCATAGCCCCGTGGCTGGTCGCACAGATCATCTTCCTATGCATGTACCAGCCGGAGCTTATGTTATCCCAGCTGAAGAAGTTTCTGCGGCTGGCGAGGGTAATACGTTAGCTGGATTTAAGGCAATAGAAGGGTGGGTGCAAAAATATTATGATCACAATTTTGCACATGATGGCAACCCTGTGCCTATTGTTGCTGCTGGTGGAGAGTACGTTATTCCGCCGGAAGTAGTTTCTGGACTTGGTGATGGAGATCTTGGGAAAGGACACCGTATTCTGGACCAATATGTTATGAAGTTACGCAAGAAGCACATTAAGACACTGCAAAAGTTACCCGGCCCCAAAAAGGATTAAAGAATGAAATCTATGTTTAAGAAACAACGTGTTCGTTTGTCCAAAAGCGCACGTAAGAATATGCCAAAGTTTGAGCGAGTTACAGCAGAGCCATTAGTAAGAGCTGCCCAGCCAGATGACGAAGAAGGCATTATGGTTTTGGCAAGAATGATTCACAAAGAAATTGGGATGTTTGATATAAATGAGGAAAAGGTTAGGAGCGTTGTTCGGCCCCTTTTGCACAAGCATTATGGAATTGTTGGTGTTGTTGGTCCAAAAGATAACCTTGAAGCCATGATTCTGCTTCGTGTGGCGTCCAATTGGTATTCAGATACGCCTTACCTTGAGGAAATTTCGGTATTTGTGCGCCCAGAATACAGAAATGCGACCATTTCTCGTGTTTATAAGTTGATAGAGTTTGCCAAGAAAACGGCGGATAGCCTTAACCTCCCGCTATT